GTCGAGTTAAATCGGATGGAGGTCCTTGTGGGAATCCGCCAGCTGAACCTGCACGAGAATTTGAGCCTATCTTTTCTAATAGTCGCAAATAAGAAATATCGTATAGAACACTAAAGTCAGGCATGCCCGGAAGTTGCTTTAGCTTGTTGATCAAAACACCAACGCCGCGAATAATATCGCCTGTTCGTTGCGCTACTCGTTCCATTGATGCTGCTAGGTCATCGACAGAATTTTCATCTCCCAATCCTTTGAGAGCATCGATCAAGCTTGTACCAATAATTTCAGAAACATTGGCAGAGGCAACACCTAACTTATCCATTGAACCTTGGAAAGTGTTAGCCGCTGCTGTGGCTGAACCCTTGAAAGTATCTTGTAACTCTGTGGTGATTTCGTAGAATGACTTAGCCTTAAGATCTGCTTTTGAGATACCTACGCCTAAACGACTAAGTGCTGTGTTATTGCCGAGGTACGCACGACTTAACGCTGTTGTGACAGAGCCTAAGTCCTTGCCTGTTGCCGCACTAATGTCTAAGGAAAGATTAAGAAGTCTCTGTGCTTCTGATGTGTCGCGTGTAGCGATAGCCAATGACTGATAGGCAGGGCGTAGAAGATCATCAACTATGCCGTACTCACTTTGTAAGCGTTGGATGAGTGCTTCTGATGTAGCAGCATCGCGCTCTAGTCCTACATTCTTTAAGGCTAAGGCTAACTGTTGCTGTGCTTTTTGATCTGCGGCTGCTGCCTTTACAGAAGCTTTGCCATAAGCAAGGACGGCTGTAGTGCTAAATGCAAGACCAAAAGCCCCAGCTAATCTTTTAACATTCTTGCTAAGTTTATCTGTGGCCTTATCGGCTTGGTTAAAGGCTTTTTTACCTGTGAACTCTGAGGCAATATCAATCAATACATTAGCCATAAGTTACACCTTTGCTCTCGCGTTGAGTTTGTCTGATGCGCCTTTAATTGCTTTGAGGACTGCATCTCTAGCCTTGCCATTGTTTTCTTCGTATGCTCTAAACAATGCGCGACCTTCCATCTTCGCATCGCCCTTCATCTGTGAACTGTACTTGCCAGTCTGATTCTGTACGAAGCGACTCTGTGGAGTCTTACGCCCCATAGTTTCGTAAATTGCTCCAGCGGCACTTTTGTTAAATACGCGAGCCAATGATCTAAAGCCTCTGCGATTTGGCTTTGATGGTGTTGTCTTATAGCCAATGCCTTGCTTGACTATGCGAGCATTGTAAGAAGGAAAACGAGCGGTCGAACCTTCGCGGGTTAGCCAGCCACTTAAGACTTGTCCGTCATCTGGAAGATAACCTTTAGCGGATCTAGTAATCGGCTTTAGTGCTGCGCCAATTTCTTTAGGCAATGCCTTGGCTAGATCTGGGCTAAATTTACGAAGTGCTCTGCGAAGTTCAACGCCGCCCTTTACGCTTGCTGGCATCGATGGACTCCTTCGCTTCGTCTGTAAGACCTTGGAATAATGCATCTAGCATTACTCGATCTAGCTCTAATAATTGCTGTGGCGCGATCCCTAACCTAATGCTTAGCCTAGCAATTAGGTAGGTGAACGGAAGATCGCGCTTTAAGCTAAAGGGTCTGAGTCCTCCACAGTTACGCTCTTTAGCGTTTCTATGAAGTCGATCCCGAAAGGCTTGACAGTTTCACCTGATCTGCGTGTTACTTCCCATGCTAACCAATAGACATCGCTCTGCTTTTCTTCATCGCGAAACGCCTTATGGAAGCCCTTTTTAGCGTATTGCTCAAACGAATACTCCACTGCTGGAGTAATCTCGCCTTCTAATACGCTTCCATCTGTACGAACTATCTTTAGTCTTGCCATGGTTTGCCCCTTTGTTTAGTTGTTTAGAATGTGCCTGTTGTAGCTACTGCAACTGTTGAGTTAGCAGTAAATGTGATTGACTGTGTGCCAATATCGCCAACAGCACCGTTAATGTCTGTTGTGTTATTGACTAGCAATGAGACTGTGTACAGAGGGTTAGTCGCTGAGACTGCTGTTCCCTTTGTCTGTAGGAATACACATGTGACTGTTGTTCCCCATGCTGCCTGTAGTGTTGCCAATACATTTGCTGATGCTGTGTCATTTAGGAAGTCGATAGTTACAGTTGATGACTCTAGACCCTTAACAAACTTATGAGAGTTATCTCCCATAGCCGTTACTTCTAGCTCATCGAATACGCGGTTGATTGTTACTGCTGTTACATGGTCTGAAAGATCGACAGTGTTAATCTTCACACCTACATTGTTATTTAGAAATACAGCCATGAGATTATTCCTCGTCCTTCTTAGTAGTTGCTGGCTTTGATACTGCTGGTGCTACCTGCCCGATCTTGATCAGGAAGGCTTCGTTTTCTTTTTCCCACTCGGACATTTTAACTCCAACTCGTAAGGATTGATACGGACATCTCGCAGCTGAGAAGGTCTCCCGAAGCAGCATTGAGAATACTTGGTGCGCTGATTGCGCTTACATTATAGACGAGAGATGATGCTGCAAGCTTTGCGAACACGCCACAGACAGTATCTTCAATCCCGTTTAGGTTGCCTTCATTGTCAAATAGAGGCACAGTCATAATTATCTTAAAGTTAGCCATTGGGCTAATGCCAATGTGTTGATTATTAGTTGGTGTCAAATAAGGATCATCTGGAGACACAATTACAGAGTTAGCAAGGACTGTTGCCGGTGGAAAGGCAAAGGTCTGCCACTTGGCATTATTGACCAGAGCAGTTGCTAAAGTAGTGCGAAGCGTGGTTATCGGTGTGGACATCATCCCACCATTGAATTAGGGCTTAGCGCGTGAGCGATCAATCCTCGCACCTTAGCGAGAAGCTGTGCGCTCATTCGGTAAGGGCTTGGCTGGAAATCGACAGCGTTACTGCCCGAAAGGGTTGCAGTACGCGCTTGCCAGATTTCGACAGATATCATGAGAGCTGCTTGCTGGATTGCTAAATCGGTAGACCAATCGACATAAGTGTCTGCTGTTACTGTTCCAAAAGGTAGGACTGGATGCTCTACTGCTGGAGTGTTATTGTTGCCAGTAATGTTAAAGGTGATGTTGTAATCGCCTACTCCAGTGAGAGTCTTGTTGCCATTGAACTTTGATCCGTTGCCACCGATGTTAACGGTCTGGCCTACATAGAAAACCTTTTCTACTTTGTCCTCAAAGTAAAGAGTTCCCGTTGTAGCTGTGTTGCTGTGTGCAATGTTATAAACAACATTAGTCCAGAGCATAGGCAATAGAACTGCATCGGTTGCATCACAGACTTCTTGTAAGGTGGCATCTGGGTACAGCGTACCGACTCCGAGTGTTGATCGGAGTTCTGCGACTGTTGTGAGTGCCATTCCTTGTCCTTTCTAAAGACTCTAGGGAGTCAGAGGGCTACTGACCCCCTAGAGCGTACTTAGTTGCTTCTTATGGTGCTGTGTAGTTGAAGCGGCGAACGCCCTTACCTGACTTAGCAACATAGATTGCTAGGTATCCGTAAAGGTTGATTTCGATCTCGCCAGATGTCAATACATTGACACGAAGCTGTGTTGTTGGTGACTCCCATGTGTAAACAGATGCAGGTGCAACAAGGAATGCTGATTCATCGATTACGCCTGATGTTGTGATGTTGTGATCCACGATCAAGTCAGTACCAAGAATGCCACCACGAACAGATGTCGCTACTGCGTTACCTGATGCGTTGTATGTTGGACCTTGTGCTGAGTACAGGGCCCGTCCAGTGGTATCCGCGTATCCTGAAATTGCTGCCCATTGGTCAGTCGATGCGACTAGCTTGTTAGCAAAGTCTCCGCCTGTACCCTTGTAAGCTGCTGCGCCTTCTACAGAGATAAATGACTGTAGTCCTGCTGCTGTTGCTGCAACTCCAGTAGCCTGTGTTCCGCTTGCTGTGAACGCTGCGATAAGAGCCTTGTCTGTCGCTGCTTCGTATGCCTTGCGAAGTTCAGTCATCATCAATTCCATGAATGCAGGTGATGAGCGATCTACAAGCTCGAATGATACGCGCTGTAGTCCTGAGAACTTCTCAACTGTAACTGTGTCATAGCTTGAAGTCATGCCTGTCTCAGATGGTGCTGCACCTTCATTTGTATCAGCAACTGTTGGTGCTGTGTTAGGTGTCGCATTATTGGTATACATGCGAGGCACAGTGAAAGACATACCGCTTTCAACTAGAGCAGAGCGTGTTACTGCCTCGAATGCTGGACGGCCTGTGAAGGTGTCTGTGATAAATGTGTTTAGGTGTGGTGCAAGTGTCAAACCTGTGTTTGTTGATGTTGAGTCATCTGCTGCGCGAACAACACGACGAGCCTCATCATCACCAAGTGCTGCCTTGATGTTTGCTTCTAGGTACTGTGCGCCTGTGATAGGTGCTACGCGCTCACGCACGAATGTAGTTGCTGTCACTACAGTTGGGCGAGCAGCTTCAACCGCTGCTGCTTCTACTGCTGGTGCTGCAAC